CCACCAGGCCGTCCGTGCCGTAGTGGTGCAGAATGCTGTTGACAATGTGGAGGGCGTCCCGGTAGCCCTGGCGGTTCGGGTCAGGATCGCACACGCAGATCACCAGAACCACCAGCACATTTTGCCTTTCGTCCCCGCCCTGTTCCGGTAAATCACCGTTGACAATGCGGACCAATATATAAGGCTCCGGAGGTTCCTCCGGGTTCGGCACTTCATCCTCTCCAGCTCGGATCGGAAGATCCTGGGTAAAGACGTTTATTGGCCGCTCCACTCCCGTGGAGTTTTTCAGCCGGTAGCCATGGAACAGATTTTTCAGGTCCTCCGCTATGGCGTCCTGCATAAATTCCTGGGTCACATGATTGCCTCCTTTGATTTAGTCTTGACTTTTTGATACTTTTGGCGTTTAATATAGGTGTGGAAATAATCAGCGCAAAACGACAATATTCTACATAGGAGGGCAAAATGAAAACAGTTGGTATAGTTCTTGTGATCCTCGGTTTGCTCAGTATGCCGCCTGGGCTGATCCTTTTCGGCATTGGCCTTTTACTCCTTTGGAGGGTGAAAAAGAAAGGCCCTCCCAAACTAGAGGAAATTACAGACACGCCGCCAGAGGTCTGCGACGGTGAAGGCCCAAAAGTATATCGTTCAACCACCCCGGTTTCCATCGTCCCCGATCTTGGCTCCGGCAGCGTGTCCTTTGGTACCTGGGACGTTTCGATCCACGGTGCGGACGGTCAGGACGTGCGAATGGACCGGGCGCTGTTCCAGAACATTGTGATCCGGTCTTATGATCCTGCCACCGGCACCGCCGAAATACTGGGGACCCATGGGAATGTTTACAAAACCGATCTTGACCACTGCACTTGTGAAGATTTCCAGCGGCGCGGCCTTCCGTGCAAACACATTTACAAGTTGGCTCTGTCACGCGGCTACACGGCAGACGCCTTTTTCTCCGCCCGCTCCGATGTTGTGTGGTATGCGGACAGGTGCCAGGTGTACCATGTGTGCCCGGATTGCCGTGGACTGCGGAACAGGTATTCCCGACGCTCCACGGTAGCCATGGCCAAATACAAGGGCCTGCGGCCCTGCAAAAGCTGTTGCGGCAATAAATAACACACTCCCACCGGCGGCCATGTGCCGCCGGTTTTCTATTGCTCCAATACCCGCTCCACCTGTCGCTGAATGTGTTTCTGCAGGATGGTGTAATAGTCCAGTTCCGCCTCGTCGTAGGTCTTGCCATACAGGAACGGCACCGCCGGGGCCAACAGTTTCTTGACCGGCAGGCGGTCCTTTCCACGTCGCTGGACAATGGCGGTATGGCCGCTCTTGAACGTGGTTTCAAACGCCTTGCGCCCGTCCACCTCCAGCGCGGTCATACTGCTTTCATTCAGGACTTTCAGCATGGCCGCCGTGCTGCCCTCGTTTTTCCGCGTCATGTATGCCATAACGTCCTGCATGGGGCCTTTGGAGATCAGGGCGGCGGATGGCGTTTCCCCGTTGGCCCGCTCCAGATACATGGCTCCCCGGCTCTTGTCGGTCAGGATCCGGTTGTCTGTGACTGCATACCGCTTTCTGGCCTTTTGCCCCATTTTCCGCTTCATTTCATTGGCGCTGGCGTTGATTGCTTTGGCCAGAACGTCAGGGGCTTTCAGTTGGTCCGGCAGGCTGTTCAGCTGGGAAATGATTTTTTGCAGTTCGCCCTCAACGTCAATCTCTACCATGGCGGTGGTGCCATTGCTCATGTCTTATTTGCCCCCAGTTCAATGGCCAGTATTCCGGCCTCCTCGGTACACGTCTGTACCCTATACTGTCTCCCGTCCAGCACCAGCACGGCATCCTGGGCCGGGCGCGGCCCAAAATCCGCCTTTGCAACATAGATCAGCCGCCTGGACTTGTAGATCCCGCCTGCCGCCGTTCCCATAATCCTGGCCTTGTCCCGCTCCAGGAGTTCGTTTTCATCCACCAGCACATCCATTTCCCTGCCGTTGACATTGTGGGTGTCCGCAAACTCCATCCGGTTCAGAAATACATTGTGAATGTCAGCCGCCAGGCAATCCTTGAAAGACGGGGCGGCCATTACGGTGTGTCTCCATCCGCCGGGGCCTGGACCTCCACCGCCGCCAGGATGGCGGCCCGCTCGGTGTTATTCTTTGCGCCGGAAATGTCCACGCCCATGTCCCTGGCCAGATCCTCCAGTTGTCCCTTGGTCATGCGGGCCAGCTGCGCGGCATCCAGGTGTCCGGTCAGCATTTCACCCTCTCCGCCGTCCTGGGCGGTCCCCTGGCCGCTTTCCTCCGCTCCGGCGGGTTCCCGCCCGTCCTGTTCGTCCGGCACGTCCTGGGGCCGTTTCTGGCCCTCCCAGCGGGCGCTCCCCGCTTTCAGCCACGCCGCCACCATTTTGGGATCCTGGGCGGGCAGGCTGCTCCCGCGCTCAAAAGTCTGGCCCATGTAGAGGATCGGACGCTGTGCAATCAATTTCCCCATGTGTTCCTCCAATCAGCCCAACAGCTTCACAAGGACGGTGGTGTCACTGGCCGCCGCTTCTGCCGCCGCATAGCCAGCGGGGATATTGTCCGCAGCAGTGGCGGTGATCACGTCCGCAGCGGCGTTATAGTACACCGCCGCGCCCATGGTGATCGCCTCGGTTTTATCCTTCTCCATGGCGAACACGCCCACCACATGGACCTGCCCCTGTTCCCCGGCGCGGATATTTGTACCGGCCACGCCGATCCGGGTGCCCAGACTGACCACCGCGCCGTTTTCCACGTCCTCAGTGGGCGTAAAGTCCAGGGTTTCACCTCTCTGCCAATAGGTTGCTTTCATGGCCTTTTCCCTCCCTTAGTCCTCGGTTATGGGTACACCGTCATTACGGACAATGCCGCGATAGTCCACAGCGGTAATGCCAAAATCCAGCCAAATGTCCCACACATAGCCCAGCTGGCCGGGGACCTCGCTGCGCCGGATGGTGGGGGCCTCCTGGCCGTTCAGATAGTCCACTTGCAGGCTCTTGGCGTGGGACGGATCACCCACCATAAACCAGGGCACCGCCTGGCCAGCGCCAGCCAGGGCGTTCAGTGTGCCCTCCTCCACTACGGCCAGCTGGTTGCGGTAGTTATACAGGGCGTTGACCGTGTGGCTGCCGATCCCGTCCACGTCCAGAATTTGGGTTTCCAACAGCTGGGACAGCAGAAAACCGTAGCCCACGGGGACTATGATGTATTTGGGCTGGACCATGATGGCCTCTCCAAACGGGTCCTTCTGCCGTAAAAGTTTCAGCATCATCTTTTGCAGGCTGTCAATGGAGGGGGCGCTGGCGGTCCTGGTCACATTGTTGTGGGCATCGTCAAACAGCGGGGCGCCATCAAAGATGGCCGGATTCTTCACCAGGATGGTATAAACAGCCTTATTGATCGTGCGCTTTGCGCTGGCCGCATACAGTCCGGGCACCTCGGTGATAAAACCGATGTCGTCATTGATAAACGCCTGGCGGCTCATGGAAAACTGCCGCCCGTAGGTGTCGATCTTGCGCTGGGGCAGCAGGTCCGTTTTCGGGGTGTCGTGTTTCAGTTCCCCGTTTTCGCCCACCAGCTGAAAATCACCGGCCCCGCCGATCAGGTAGGTGTGATCCTTGGTGGTCTTGAAGTCCGTTACACTGCCCTTGGTGGTCCACAGCTGGAATGTGGTGGGGACATGGTTATAGCGGTGTTCGATGGCCTTTTTGATCGTGTTGTCCAGGATGGCCGGGAATGCCGCCGTGGGGTTGAAAAACTGGCGGCAGGCCAGGTGCCACAGATCATCCTTGCCCATGCGCAGCAGGCTGGTGGTGCTGCCCTCACCGTCCCTGGCCAGACACTCAATAGCCATGTCCCGCAGGCTCATTCCCCGGAATTGCTCCACATTCTCATTGGGGCGCTCTACGGGCACACCGGCGCGGATCAGCATGGCATCCACGGCGGCGGCGCGGAAATTGTCCCGCCCTTCATCCTGGGTCCGCATGTGCAGGGGGGCGCCGTACTGGAGCAGGTGGGTCACAGCGGCGGCCCGCACAGTGTCCAGACTTGCGCCGCTGCGGATATGCTCCGCCGGGTCCATGCCCGTCTGGGCGCACAGCGCCACAATATCGCTGTTGCGCTGGCGTTCCTCTGCCACGGCCCGCTGTGTGTCCTCCAGACTTCCGCCGACGGCAGGGGCCGCGCCCGTCTGAGGCTGGCTGCCGGGTTCACCTGTGCGGGTGCCGTCGGGGTCAGCGCCGCCCGCGCTCCGCTGACCGTCTCCGGTGGCGCCGTTCCCGGCACCACCGCCCTGGCCGCCCTCCCCATCGGTGTCAATCTTGCGCTGGAGTTCGTCAAACTCCTTTTGCTCCTCCGCCGTCAGGCCGCGGCCCGCCGCGCGGGCGGCGCTTACAATTTCCTGCTGGCGCTTGATCCACTTGTCTTTCATCGTGTTTAACCTCCGTACCTGTTTTTGTTGATCTGAATCTGCTTTTCATAAACGGACAGGCCCATGTCCTGGCCGCTTGTGTCGGACCGGCCCACACCCACGGTAGGATCCGCCGGAACGGAAACAATGGAAATTTCCAGGGGCGTCCATCTGCGGGCAATCTGGCATGGTCCGGTGAAACGCCCGTCTGCGGAGGACTTACCTGCCACAACCTCCTCCCAGGCATCCACCGAATATCGCACGGACGTGGTTTTCAATGTCCCGGACTGGACTTTCTGGAAAATCTTTTCCGCGTCCGCGTCCGTGTCAAACTCCACTTCCGCCATGCCCCGGTTGTTCTCCACCCAGGCCCGGATCACTTTTCCCACCACCACGTCCGTGTCATGGTTGAAAAGCAAAACGCCCACGGTGTTCAGCCGCTCCAGATCCACAGCCCCGTCCCCGTGGTCCAGGATCTCCATACCAAACCAACGGCTGTATGGTTCCTCGCTGGAGAAACTGACCACCCGCCGCCGAGCGTCCTGTCCCTCTGCCTGCCGGACCTCGATCCGGCCCATAGTCCGGGTTCCCTGGCTTTTATCCTGCGTCCGGCTCTGTTCCGCCGCTCTGATCCCCTCCACCGTCTCCAGGCTCCTGGCTGTCGGTTCCCGGCTCTGCGTCCCCATCGTCCTGGGTGCGGCCTGTGTTTTGCTGTGCCGCCGCTGTACCGTTTCCAAAAATCACACCTCCCATTTCAATCCCGATTTCCCGGCCATATTCCAGGACCTCCGCCATTTCCGCAACAGCTTCTTTCCAGTCCTTGCCCCGCTCGGCACAAAGATCCTGAAAAGTCTTTTGACCGCTTTGCAGGGCGGTCTTTTCCGCTGTTGCCTCCTTGGCCGGTTCAATCCAGCGTTTGGGGGCTTTCACCCAGGAATGATCCAGAAAATCGTCTTTTCTGTCCCAAAATCCCGGCATATCGAAAAGCCCGCATAGGTAGCCGGAAATAACAAAGTTTTCGTATACCTCGGACATGAACGCGGTCAAAAGTTCCGTTTCCTCCGCATAGGTGCTTTCATCCTCTATGGCGTTCTGCCGGGCGGAGGAATAGGTTGCCCCCTTCATGTCGCGGCTCACCGCCTCGTAGGAAAGCCCCTGGCCAGCTCCGATCAGGCCCTCCTGCGTTTTCAGAAATGCGGTGGCGTCCGTGGCTGTACTTTTCGGGTCAATGATCTGGGCTTCGTCTCCCACATTGCCCTCCATGATCATGCCTGGCGTCAGCTTCTTACCGGCATAATCAATTTGTCCGCCGTTTTGCTTGAAAGAGCTTCTGCCATTCCCGCCGGTGGGGTTGGTTTTCTTGATGAACAGGGCAAACAGGGCGGAAATACGCTCTTTCATTGCCACAGCGGTAATAAATTCGTTGGTGTCCCGGATCCTGGTGATCGTGGGGGCCAGGTCCGACATTTCCCGCAGCTGACTGGGGCGGTGCTTGGCTTTCAGAAAAAATACGTCCTTGGCCTCGACATACACGGGATCCAGCATGGTCCAGCCCTCCAGATCGTATTGCCGGAACCAATAGCCCACCGGGCGGCGGTATGCGTTGTACTCAATGCCGCCCACCACTCTGTTGCCCTGGTGGCGCGGCGCGGTCTGGGTTATGTCCAGTTCGTCCACCTCCAGGCATTGCAGCTTGAAAGGGACCACGCCGCCGGGGGTATAGCGGTAGACCACGATCATGCCGCCGTCGTACTTTTTCCGCTCCACCATCATCCGCAGGATCTGGTTGAAAGACTGTTCCCCGGTTACATCACAGTTGCGGGCCTTGGTCCAGCGTTTCCACGCCTTTTCTATCCGCTTGTTCAGTTCGTCGTCCCCGGTCATGGCGCGGAGGGTGAAACCTTTTCCCACCACGTTGCGCTTGTAAGCGTGGACCACGGCGGTGGCTATATCACTGTTGCGCTCCAGGTCACGCGCCCGTGCCCGGATCACGTCCCGGCTCTGCCGGTCCGTAATTTCCGCCGCCTCATTGTGTACCCGCCACCCGGCGTTGATCCGGCCAAAACCGGCGGCATCGTAGCCCCGCAGGGCATCCAGCCCTTGCCGCCACATTTCCCGTTCGTAGGCCCGACGGGGAGACACGGCGGCAATCATGTTGTCTATAAA